TTAAAAAGGGGTACTAAGTACCCCATTAGTTAAAAAGGTAAATCATCGTTTACAAAACTCTGGTTAAACTGGTTTGCCATATCACCATTCAAAGCTGGTGTTTCTCGGATTCCATAGTGATCGTTTGCAGTTTTAACCTCTGGCTTTTTAATTGTATTAAATTTCGACATCTTAGCATAATACTTTTTAGCATCACCCTTAGTTTTCAAAATATCAATAGTGATCCAGCCGTTATTTTCATCTGCATATTCCTTTTGCTCTTTTAAAAAGGTTTCAAAATCATCAACTTTAATAGCAATCTTACTTACTATAAAATCATAATCGGAATGTTTAGGAAACATACAATTCACAAATACATCTTCCATATCTATCTTGTTACCCAGTTAAACAAAGCCTCTGCATCTTCAATCACATTAGTAATATCTATACCAGATCTTTGTGCATTAAACTCACAAGCGGATTTTATACAAGTCTGGCGTATAATAGAAATGTTTTTATCATCGTTCCCACCAGTAGGTCTTTGAAAGTTACCAGTACTAAAACTAGTTTCACGAATTAATTTTGCCGTTTTATAGGTTTCATTCGTTACCTCAAATTTAATAGTTTCGCCAATTGTGGCTTTAAAATTACCTTTCGCTAAAAATTGGTAGGTTTCACCATCTTCCATAGTTACTGCCCATTTCTGCATTCCGTTCCAATCCTCTTTTTGAGTGATCGCATTTACAATTCCGTTTTTCATTTTTTTTGTTTTAAAGTTAATAGTTATTTAGTGATTGATTAAATTTTTCCATAAAGGTATAATAGCCACCCAGCCCATTTTGGTGAGTTACTATTTCGGCTTCGCATACCTCAATATTGTTAATTAGATTAGTGACTTGATTTTTTAGATCGGTGCGTTCTAGTTCAAGTTCGTGAATAGTTTTTTCCATTACTTCAATTCTTTGTAATAGAAAATCAAGTGTGTAGTGATTCATAGTTTTTAAGTTTTAAGTGAAACATTACGCTAAATTAAAAAAAAATTTTAATTAAAAAAATTATTTCATAAAAAAAAATACCCCACATTTCTGCAAGGTATTTCGAGTTTCACTAAAAACTATCAATATAAATTGATTTGTCAAAGATAACTATTTATTTTTATTTTCAAACATTGTATTAAGTTTTTTGTAGTATTCGATTTTTTCTTCAAGTTCAAAGCTGGTGATCTTAAATACTTGTTTTGATTCCAATAGTAAATTCGCAGCGGTATCATCCCCATATGTTTTATTAAGATTTTGTCCAAAAGTAAATTGCTCACCATAACGATATACATTACATCCTACACATTGTACTTGGCAGTTAGTTTCATTCCATCTGGTTGAGTAATTTTTTCTGGACATAAAATGTCCGCATTGAAGGTTTTTCCAGTTGTCTATTTTTCCACAAGTAAAACATTCCGAGTTACCATTTTTTGAAAATCTTGTGCGAATATATCTACTGAATTCATAGTCAAATTTTTTAATCAAAGATGATCGACTAGGTGTTTTCTTTTTTGTTTTTAGTGCCATTGTATATAATATATAATATATATATAACATATATGCTATACATATATGCTTTACTTTTATACAAATATAGTATTTTATTCATTAGAATATATACAAATGATATACCCCTTAAAACGTAAAATAAAGCCGTTTGAGCAACGATCTATGTATTATAATATATTCGGGTTACTTTAAAAAGATATTTGAATACGCTTAAAATTCCTTTAAAAAAGATATTTGCCAGTGTGAGTATTTTCTTACTTTATTTTGCCAATTTATGTGCAAACATTTTTACAATTGTGCTAGGTTTTATAAATCTACAAATAAATCTCAACACAAAACCAGCATTGGTTGTGCTAGGTGAGTTTGTATATTCAGTTGCAGCTGCATCTAAAATGTTTTTAACTGGCTCTGGAATGTTCAATTTAGAACTTGGTGTATGTAGATTTTCCATTTACTTTTTTTGCTTTTAAGATTTGTTTTCTATTGTTTTTTGAATACGAAACGTGAACCCAACTTGGCTCTTTTGAGTTACCAAATTCCCAGATTAATTGATCAAATTCTAAATTGTCTTTTATGAAATAGAAAATTTGTGCATTAAGAATTTCACCGCCTTTGTTATCAATATCCAATGCCTCACCATTACAATGCTGACTAGTAGTTGCACCCCCAATTGCTTTGTTTAAAACTCGGCTTCTATATCCACTTGAAACCCGAATAGGTTTGTCAAAGTGTTCACGCATTGGCTCAAATACTTTCTCGGCAATCAACTTTAAATTGGCTAATTGTGTTTGATTTGGTATATTGTTTATTTTGTGGGCTGCTGCATAATCACTATGCGTAACCTCTTTCAAACTTAAATGTTTACTGATCATCTTTTTTATTTATTAATAGATACCATTTGTGCAAATTGTACCCAATTAAGATTGCTAATGATAATACTTTTAAAATAACCTCTGCATTTGTAAAGGAAAATGTAAGTACGGCTAAATTAATTGCCCAAAGTTTTATTTCATTAAATGTGTTCATCGTTTAACTTGTTTGGCTTAGACAAATATAACTTTATAGCACCTATGGAAATTACAACTATTCTAACTAGTGTGGCTGCATATTCTGGTGCATTAATTTGATTCAATAATGTGATCAATAAATCAGTACTGCTATCTAATATCCCAGCCAAAATAATTATGATTGGGAGTAAATGTTCTTTAATATGTTTCATCTTGTATATCTTCTGTTATTACTATGTAATTACCATAGTTGATTGCTTCTTGTTCATCTAGTGTTTCAATGTAACCATTTTCGTATATCATTCGGTATTTAGTTCTTATCATCTCAAAGTTGTTAAGTTGTTTTCATAAAATAAATAGTCGCAATTTACATTCCGAGCTGTAGTTCCAATAGTTTTAAAAATTCCTTGTTTTACTTTAAATCTACGACCTAGTGCGTAAGTAGGAATGGTTGTTATATGTGTAGCAACTAAACTTCCATTTATAAAGTAAGTAATTGAAGTTGCATCTGCATTTACAATTATTTTTAATTTTACCCAGTTTGTAGTAACCGCAACTGATGTAGTTGTCAAAGTACGCAATCCATTATTACTTGTAACACATTGCCAGTTTGGACTTGCAATAGTTCCATTTGCAGTACCGCCCTCATCGTATATAATTATTGCTCCATTATTATCATTTGATGCGGTTGCCAAATCACCAAAACCAGTTTGAAATCTAAATCTATTTGTAACATCCGATAATGTTTCAACTGCTATATAACTTTCATATACCCACGTACCACCGCCAAATTGAAATTGCTGACCTTGCGAATTTAACTCGCTTATATGCATTGCATAATGATTTGCTGCATTAGTAGTTGAATATGTACAAATTCCAATTTGATTTGAAGTTTGATTTGAAATAATAGCAGCCGCACGAATTGTAGTACCGCCAGAAACAACTGATTGTAATTTATCAGTTATAGATGAACTATCAAAATCAGTAAAGTATTGCACCCCAGACATAACTCGATTGTAAAAAGATGTGTTTTGCCAAAGTTGGGTTGCACTATTGTACATTAACAAATCTCGGTTTACTGGAGTTTGTGCTGCTACATCGTGAATTTCATCTAATTCATATCCGTTTTGTATTTTAACTTCGATAACTCCTTGGGTTGGGTGTGACCTTACAACTACTCCAATATAAACTAAATGGTTTGGTGCGTATTGTTTAGTAGTGGTATAAAAACCAGCGGTAATTGCACTCAAATATAATTGAGTACCCGCTGCAATCGCAAACGTATCTAGGTTTCCAAGTTTTCCAGCTACAACTACAAATCCGTTATCGTTGTTTGAAATATCATCTTGTACCATTCCTAGTGTTTGTGCCGATGTAGCATCGGATGTAGCTAGTGATGGTGATACTTTTGGTAAATTTCCGTGCGCACCGCTTATGTAAACAATACTACCTCGCAATAAAGTACCGCCAGTTTGGTTGTAAACCTCTGTTATCAATGTGTCCGCAGTTGCCAAAGTTGGGAATGTAGTTGGTGTACCCTCGCCATTTAGATATTCAGTAACTAATCCAGTTGGAATATCAAATTTAGTTGTATCTAAATCTTGAAAATTAAGATTACAAATATCAAATGAATCCCTAATAGTATCTCCAGTATGGTCGTTTGGTGATGCCCCAATGTTTATAGTTGTAATTGCCATTATATCGTTGGTATAATTGTTACTAAATAGTTTGTTCCATCTACTGGAAATGGATTTGGTAATGGGTCTTGGTTATTATCTTTTACTAGCAGTATTTCACCTTTAGCATAAACAATATTTGGATTATCAATTATATTATATATCCCTAAAAAGACTAAATTATTTTCTACTACCAAACTAGTATTTTTTATTCCAATATTGGTAGTTTGTCCGGTAATTTTTTGATTATTTACATCATAAAAATCTATTTTTATATCTGCATTAATCCCAAATGTAAGTGTTGGTATTGCTGGATTTGTTAAATACACTTGTATTACCAATTTACCATCATTTAAAACTATATTCCCAAATGAATATTGAATAGTTGGATATCCAGCCAAATCTTTATACACATTTCCAAATCCGTTTTCCGCATCGGTTACTCCCCAGTAGCTATTTGGATAAATACTGCCAAATCCGTTAGTTGCCATTTTCTTGTTTTTTTATATAATTGAACATTTTTAAAATGTTTTTATCTTTTATTTTATAGTTCTTTATGGTTTTAAAGTCCTTGTCTTTATTCTCTTTGACTTTTTTCATTTTACTATATCTTTTATCCTTTTTAAATTTATGATTGCTTAAATCGACTTATTTTAATTATAGCACCCAGTTGCAAGGATTCGGGTTTGTATCGGGAAACATATCATCGTTTCTGTTTTGCCAGTACTCTGGAAAATTACTAGCTGCATAAAAACTCATATGATCTACAAATCGAGTTGAATAAAAATCTGCAAATGTTCTGTGTTTTTGTACAAGTAATTCAAGTTCATCCCTAGTTGGCACTTCCGAGTTTTCACTTCTATGTTTAAATACCCCGCCATTTCTAATTTGATAATTGGCAAATGGTAAGTAATCTACCATAGCATAATGAATTAACATCGGTTGTACATAATCAATAACTAGATCTAAATAATTGCCAGTTAAATCATTATCATTTATTTTATCTGTAATTGTATTATACAATTGCGTACCCAAATAATTTTGAATATGCATTTGTTGTGCAATTTTGATAAATTGAATAAAGGTGTCGGTATCTACATTTCCATTTAGGATTGTATTTTTGACTAGATCCGTTCTATTTATAAATAATGTTGTTGCCATTTTATTTTATGTGTTTTGCAATCCAATCTGGGTGATGCCCCCCGTATTCGTTTATGTCAATTGTAGGTATTTGTGCCGTTTCCCAGCCGTTAGGTTGTGGATCGTAACCCTCAATAGATGAAACTTGTTCATTTGAGCTTAATGATTTGTCCTCAACTGGTAATCCGTTTGCACCAATTTTACGTTGGTATAAGTTTTCTGCCCAATAATGACCACAATATGCCCCCCCTTTATATTCAAATAAAGAATAGTTTTCACCATTATGCCCAAAATCATTATTCACCCCAGAAAAACTAGCTTGATCAATATCCTCTTTACGATATACAACTCCATTTGCAGTTCTATTCATCATATTGACACAAAATTCTCTTGAGTTTCCACTTGAAATTGCCTCGGCATAGGAATATCTTACTTTATAATACTTTTCATCTAAAAAAGATGTTTCATTTGGATAAGATGTAATAAACCCACCGCTTTTTAGTTTGGTTTTTAATGCTAATTGCTTTGCCCAATCTTGAACACTAGAATTATTTGAATCATATTTTCTAGTAGCCACTAATTCCCATTCATCGTTTATAGTTTCACCAGTTTGATTGATTTTTTCTAAAATTTCACTAGCTATATGTTCTGTCAACTCTGGTATTTTGCTCAACTTTTGACCAGTTTCGGTTTCAATTGTAGCACTACTTGTCGCATTACTCAAATCGTTAAATTCTAGCGGTTGAAGTGTTTTAAAATATAAATTAAGATTAATATCATTATATGCCAAAAGTTTGTTAAATCCTATTATAAGTAGGTTTTGGAATGGTCTTATAGTTGTGTTGTCCATTAATGTAGACGCGGTTTTAAGTTCATCTGCATTATTGCCTAATCCAGAGTTATCTTTAATACCCAAAAGCATTGGACTTATAACTCGGTGTGCAACCATAATTTTACGCATACTTTCATCACTTAGAAACTGGTATTGATTATGTGCATCACTTAGTTGTACTGGTTCAATACTTGCACCATAAGCGTTACTATCATTAAAAGACAAAATGAATCTACCAGCATTTGACGTTCCACTAAATTTTCTTAAAATGTTAGCTTCAATATCCCTTTGTTCATCTTCAGTAGGTTTTCCATTATTAAAGTTAATCAACATACTAGGTGCTAATCCATTGAGTATATTGTTCAAATGGTAATTACTGATCTCTTCTTCAAGTTCTGCATATTGTAACCCACCTTGATAATCTACTGGTGAGTAATAATAAAATCCAGTCTTGTATGGTTTTATATAAAGTATTTCAATATCTGCATTACTTGTACCAAACGCTGGTATTGGCTCTGGTAAAATTGTGCGGCTAATCTTGCTCCAATCCTTAGAGTAATAATAAAATTTAACATCACCATTCGCATCACACTTACCAGCCCTTAAAGTTTCAATTGGAAAATGGTGGCATTCTGTTATTCTAGTATGATCTATATTATAAATCACTTGAATTGCACATTGCCCCATTGCTTTTAAATCATTTGCACAACGCTCTTGTAATTCATCTGTGAGTAAACTTTTCATTTGAGCATACTCCTCTGGTTTATCTTTACTATCAGTTGCATCAAGTCCTTTGCCATAAATCATCTGGCTAATACCATTAATGATAGCATTATTGGTTGGGCTTCCATTGTATCGATCTATAAGGTATTGAAAATAATCGTTGTCCTCACCATAAGCTATCCAATCTGTATTTTTAACTTCTACAACTTTTGGACTGGTATAGGTGCTTAATGCAACAACTCCAATACTATTTTGATATTTTGTTTTTTGTGCAACTGGTCTTATGTATTTTTTCATAGTACTATATAATCGTTGTTTTGTGTATTCAAAGTGATATAAGTATCATTATTTACTGAATAACTTTGTATTGGTTGATCGGTGCTAAATAATTTGTCTTTGTAAATTAATTTTGAAACGCTTAAATCAATTGAGTAAATGTTTACATCGTAAAATCCACCCTCGTATAAACAATCCAATTCACACTCAAATGTAACTAGATCGTAAAAATCAAATACTATATTTACAGCATTATATTCATATACCAAATTTGTTTGGTTATCCCTAACTTCTAACAAAATTGGCAATCCCTCTACATATCCCTTTGGAATTATAGTAAAGTTTTGTAGTTCGTTATTTTGGTTTACTATTGTCATATTCATATAACGCAATTATTTTAAATTTTGCATAAAAAAAAAGGTAGCCACTATTGACTACCAATTTTTCCTATTAACCAATTAATGTTATGGTTCTATTTGAGCCGCCTCTGTGTGTGATATTACAACACTTGGAGTTACAAATGGTGCCATTAATGGCTCTTGACCTACAATAGTTAATGAATATCCGTTCATATCACCTAATGCAGCCCCACTTGAAATTGTACCGCCAGTTACATCGCAACCTCTGGTTAATCCCAATGCTAAATAATTTCCATTATTGTCCAAAATAAAAACGTGCGGGTTTGCAGTAATTACATTTTGTAATTCTACTTGCGTTTCTGGATCTAACTTAGTCAAAACTAAGGTTAATGTTTGTTCATAGAATGTAGTACCATTTTCTCTTGAAGATGTAATGGTTTGTTCCAAACTTGAAGTCCCTTTTATACTATATTGATACATATCTGGCGCACCAGCAATTGCAGTCAATACACCATCTGTAATAGTCAAAGCACCTAATGTTCCATAATCACATAGGAAAACTGATTGTAGCCCCCCTACCGCATCCTTACAAGGTAATGCTCTGCCAGTTGTTAATACACAAGCCATATTGTTATATTTTTTTAAGTTAAGGGCGGTGTTACCCGCCCATTTATTTTACTACAAATCTGCGTAAACTACTGAATCACCACCAAAACCTACTTGGGTTCCTTGTGTCCAACGTGCGATAAATCTTACATTTTTTGAGCCGTCCAAATCTGCCATATCCAAAAGTCGTACTTCATTGAAATCCGACATCAAACCGCAACCAAAATACAAGTTAGTAGATTGAGATAGTACGATTGTATCGTCATCCATTCCATCTGCTACAAAGATTGCAATACCCTCGTATGATAATGCACCACCAGCGGTGTACCATTGAGTACCTTGCATATTCACACCATTTGCACCAATGTTAGTAGCAAAACCACCTAACGCTCTCACGTATGCTTTGGCTACATTGATAGAAACGTATAATTTCAAATCTGGTTTGTTGTAAACTCGGTTTGGTAATGAATCAACAACTAATCCTAGTTTGTTAATTACATTAGTAGCATCAACTGCTGCCCAAGTTGGAGTAGCTGCTCCATCTGTTACTAATAGATTAGTAAATGAATCTGGATTTGATAAAGTCCACAAATAAGTTTCTGTATTTGCTGCAATTCCAGATAACATATTTCCAATAAAGAAATCAGAGAATGTTTTAGGTAAATTATCAAATGCTGAATAACCCATTTGAGTTGCTTCCCAGTCACTTTGGAATGGAGTTTTACAAAGTTGTACGTTTACTTGTTTTTCGTCTACTTGCAAAACTTTGTCGCTTAATTCTACATTTCCTTCTGGCTCAAAATCACAAGATGCATTGTTGATTACTAAATAGTCATTACCTAGTACTTTTAAAGTTGAACGATATTTCACGTTTGGCATAATGGTTACCGCCCCAGCTTCTAAAGTTGGTGCTGATAAAATTGCTGCTGCAATATACTTACCGGCAAATTCTCCGGTATAGTTTGTTGTAATTGATGGATTAGGTGCTGGCATAATTTTTTATTTTATTTGTTATTTTTAATTTAAAAGTTTAATTTGTTGAATACTGAATTAATTGTTCCTTTGGGTTTTTCTTGTGCGTAAAGAAATGTGTTTTTAGTTTCTTTTACTTTTGCCTCTGGATTGTGTTTGATTGGTTTTTTAGCACTCATTTGTTCTTTTTTAACACAAGATGCCAATTCCTCTTTCATCTTGCTTAATTGTGCTTGTACATCTTCTAGTACTGGTGCAATAACTTCTACAACTGCATCTACAATTGCTTTTACATCTGTAGCTACTTCCGATGCTACTGGTGTGGTTTCTACAACTTCATCTGCCATTGATACTTCGCCCTCTGCCGTTTCGGTAGAAGATGTAGCAATTTCGCCAATGATACCCTCTTCAGTTACTTCCAAAACGCTTCCATCTGCTAAAATATACTCGCCTACTGGTAATGGTAATTTTTGATCCTCTGTAACAATAAATACTGGGCTACCAGTAGCAAATGTTTCGGCTTCAATAATTGTTCCATTTTCCAAAGTTTGTTGTTCTAACTTCACAAACGCTCTTTTTAGTAACGTGTTTACTCTTGTTAAAATTTCTTTGTTTGTCATTGTTTTTTAATTTATGTTAATATAACGATTAGTTAATTTTTTTTGCATTTTGATGTTAGATTATGTTTTTAATTGCATTTTGAACATCGTTGTATCTACCTATTTCATCTTCAAACATATCACTTAACATAGTCCAATCCGCACTTCTATTTGCTATCCCTAAGTTTTCAAATTCTGCATTTCTATTATTCAATTCATCAAATAGATTATAATACTCACTTAATCTAGAATATGATTCTGTAAAAGACGATGCAATAATTGATACATTTCTTAAAGCATCTTCAATTTCCATAGAATATTGAGACATATTGTCCATATATTGTTTTAATTGTCCAGCATCTTGAATAAAACTATTTTGCTCTTGTTCAATTGCATCGTCAATTGCTCCAAATTTTTCTTTTTTTAATCCTAACTTCTGGTTTTGGATTTTGCTAAATACTAATTTTTGTGTATTTGTGTTCATTTTTTTATTTTGAAAAGGTTGATAAAGTTTCTTTTAAATAATTGGCGGCATCAATTGTGTATCCAAAATCATCTTTTAGTGTACCCCAAACATTTCCAGACATACCAAAGTCAATTCCAAATTCACTTAGTTCGACTTCTTGATCTTCAAGTTTATAGTAAAGATCGTTGTATTTACTTTTTTCGGATAAAAGATTTTCAAGTTGTGGCTTTAATGATTCTATTTGATTATAAATATCATTTATTAATTGAGATAACTCTGTATTATAACTACTTAATTCATTTACATCACTAGTGAATTGATCTTTTGATACATTTATAGCATCTTCTATAAGCCCTAAATTTTGTTTTGATATTTTAGAAAATACCAGTTTTTGTGTTTTTGTATTCATAGTTATTTTTCTGTATTATTATTGATTGTTTATTCTGGTTATTGATCCTATTCCTTGGGCTTGTAACGAACCATCACAACACTTTCGTGAGTATTTATCATCTTTGCATAAACATCCCCTAGTGCCACCTTTTGGACTTGTACGGCTTGGTGTTCTAAATTCTTTGTTGTTATTTCTTACCATATAAATTTTGGATTATTTCAAGTATATCTAATCCAGCCAATATTTCTTCAACTATGTGATTCCTTGACATTTTAGTTTCAAACTTGTCTGCAAAATATCCCTCAATAGAAAATCCTTTCACCCTACCAGTTTTGACATAATCATTCCAGATTTCATCGTTGTTTATTTTCATAGTTCCACACCAGCTTCCAACTGGTAACCCCAAATTGTACAATTTACTTTTGTCTACTGATTCATCTTCAATAAACCAACTCTCAATTAATGTGCAGCCAGTAACGGATTCAAAATGTTCGTAAGTAGTATTACTTTGATTAGCATTGATAAAATATAATTCAGCCGCTTTGCGGATCGTTTCCTTGCTAAAATATATATAGTATTCATCACCATTGAGATCACGTCTATAAATCGTTTTATTCGGTATTAAAATGCCACCCATAAGTATTCGTTTCTCTGTATCTACTTTGGCAAATTTATACGGATCTTTTTGTTCCCCTAGTGCGACAAAATTACTTTCAATAGCTGGTGATTCTACAATTGATATTGCATCCACTCCAGCCATATCTTCATTTTCATCTATAATTAGTTCTACTATTTTCATATTGTTATAACGTATTTAGTTTTTATTTTGCATTTTAACCCCCTAGTGTAGCGTTACGGATTATATTCCTATCCAATCCTTGTGCAGTTGTAACATCACTTGATACAACGTATGCTTTTACTGGTTTATCTGCATCCCTATTTTGTACATTTAAACTTTCACTTAACTGATTAACCCCACTTGCCCCAACTACATTAAATTGTGGTGCGGCTGCTGGTGCTGAAATTCCCCCACCGCCACCGCCAGAACCTCCTGGCGTTTTAACGGCTAAGATCTTTTGTATGTTTGCCAAACCACCAGCTACTGCTACTCCAGCATAAATTGCACCCAATACTGGTGATGCAAGTGTCGGTGCTGGCATAAATGCAGATTGGTATGCGGCTTGTGCGGATTGAAAAGTAGATATAGTAGCTGCTGCAACTGCAAATGCTTTACCAGCTGCCGTACTTTCACCAGCCAAAGTAGCTAATTGTGCAAAGGCATTACCCATATTTCCAACTTGGGCACGTTTCCAAGCCACTTCCAGATCACCTATTTTTTTTCTTTGCTCTGCAAGGAATTTTACTTTGGCATTGTATTGTTCTTCTGTAATTAATTTAGAATCAAATTGCTTTTGAACCAAAGCAGTTTCCGACTCTAATGCCGCTTGTCTTTGTTCTAGCGTTGCAGTATCGGAATTTTGTATATCTTCAAGTACTTTTTGACTTTCGGCTGCATCTTCTTGATTTGTCTTATTATCCAATTCAGTTTGAAGTAATGCATATTTTTGTTCTAATTGTAAACGTAACTCTTGCTTTTGAGTTTCGGAAACTTCTATTAATTTTAAATCATCTTCAAGTTTTTTTGCCTCACGTTGACGTTGTAAATTTAATTTCTCTTGATCACTTTTAGCCAGTATATCTTGTTTGTCTTTTTCATACTGGTTTGTTAATGAAATTATTTTATTTTGTTGCTCGGCTTCAAACAACTCTTGCTTTATTGCAAAATCTTTTATAATTAATTCCTTTGCTTTTGCTTTTTCCGTTTCACTTAGTTTTATTGCTTCTAATTCTTTTAAAGCACGTTCCTTTTGTCTAGTCAATTTTTCTTGTCCAGTTTTATCATCTAGGTTTTGAATGTCCTCATTGAATCTTTTTTCTAATGCTTGTAATGCGGATACTTGTTGTTTTCTAAATGCTATTGCCTCTGCATCACGTTTCTCTTTCTCGGCTTCAAGTTTCTTTTTGTCTTCGTCTGCTTTGAGTATAACTCTTAGTTTCTCTTCCTCAACCATTAAAGTACCCTCAAATTCTACTTTGTGTCTGTCCTCTTTTAATTCGGTTAATTTATCTTCAATTTCATTTATTGATTTTACTCTGTCCTCCTCTGTTAGTAATTCATTATTTTTTGCCTCTTCAAGTAATTTTTCCTTATCTTTTATATGCCATTCCGTTTCTTGCAATCTCTTTTTATTAAAGTATACAAGATCTTGGTATTGTTGCTCTAATGTTTTATGCTCTTGTTTGTTTTTTAAATCTTGAAGTTTTGAATATTCATCGATACTGGAATTAAAACCATCTAATGCTTTTTGTGAGTTTTCAATTTGTTTTGTGTAATTTTCAGTTGCTTTTGCACTCTCCTCTGTTTTATCAAATACATCTACTAATATGTTTACAAGTTCGGTTAAACCAATAACCAGTAAACCCACACCAGTTGAAGCAATTGCGGCTTTTAAACCTTTCAAACTAAATGATGTAAAATCCACACCTCTGGCTGCATTTATGAAAGCATCGGACAAACCCCCAGTCGCTTTTGATAATGCACCAGTTAATTTGCTATTGCCAATTATTTCTTTTGCATAATCCTTAGATTGTTCATTTGTTCTTTTAGTGGTATTCCCTAGTTTGTTAATAGATCCTTCAAGTCTATTTACATTATTACTAGCATCGCCAGTTTCAACTTTAACTTTTACTTCAATATCTTGTGCCATTTGATTTTATTTAATGGTTGTAACGCCTCTTTAATTGTTGTTGGTAGTTTGTATTTTCCCTTAGCTATATCTATGTATTCACTATTATATGGAAATTCCATTTTTAACATATTTATTATATTTTCTATCATAATGCTTGTATTACTGGTAAATTAATAAAAGTTGAAACGCCATCCTTAAAGTATTCTAATACTACAAAATCATACCTTTCAACTCCAGTTGTATTTGCTGGAATAGTAACTTGTAAATTAATATCGTTTGTGTTATCCGTACTGGCTATATAGCTTAAAAATGTAGCTGGTTTTACATCAAAACTATCATAATTCAATAAATAAATTAAATAACTAACTTCTTGCTCTGTATTGTCAAGTTGCAATAAAGGTAGATTTGTAAATCTATCTGCATTATCACTTTCAATTTGTCTAAAATCATTTAGCAATTCAAAATTTATTTCACCAGTAGATAGATTAATGTCCATTGTATTGATCACATATCGTTTGTTTGCCAATATAATTCTATCATTTATTTTCAACTCCGATATGAAATTTGTATTAAATATCCCTTTACATTTTACAACCCTTGTACGTTGATTATATAGGTTTAAAATAAAATTAGAATAGAAATCAAAATACAATCCATTTGCGATGTTATCCCTATACCAAGGTGAAACTTCAACCCCCCAGTTATTTGAATGCACATAAGCCAAATCAGTACCGCCTATGGCTATTTCATTTGAATATCTACGATATACACTTGCTGGAACATTTAAGCCAATTCCCCAATTTACAATAAATGGAGTGCTTAAGGTTTGTGTACCATTATTATAAATTATCATTGGTGCTGGTACATATGCATTTTGACTTTTATCAATACAAGTTGCAGTAAAAAAGTCATCCGCTGCATTTGACCTTTCAAACATAGCATTTTCAAACGGCAATTCTATTTCATAGTTTTCAGTATAGGCACTTTTTGGATTGTCATAAAACAAATCACCATAATATTGATTTTCCCTAGTGTAATAATTATTGTTTAAAATGTTTTCACTCTTTTGGTATTTGAAATCAATTCGTTTGTATAGATTAGGTCTGTTTATTTCAATTGCTTCATCTGTGATAAATTCTGTTATATCTTTTATGTTTCCAGATTGATAAAAAACTTCTAATGGTTTAAATTCAAATGTTGTTTCATTTATAGGCAAAATCATTAAGTTATGTTTTTTAACCAAACCAGTAATGAAATCTGCAACCGTTATATCTGGAATAAATGATTGTATTTGTAACTCACCAACCGTTGATTGGTATCCACCAATTCCAAAATATTGAGTGGTATAAAAACCAGTAGACGCTCCAAAAGTTGTAAGATTCATTCTTAAACTTGTTTCAAAAGTTATGTTTGTAATATCGGAATTTAAAAAAAAAGTAAAATTATAATTTTCACTATACGAACCTTGTTTGTTTAAAAAGTTAAAAGTTTTGTTTCCACTTTGATTCAAATAAGATGCAAAAATTAATCCGTTGTTGTAAATAAATACATTATAATCAGTTGAAGACGTATTTACTAAAAAATTACACTGAGTTCTTTGTGGCGGTAAATAAATTATATCAATTGGCGGTGGAGTGCTAAATGGGTTAAATTGATATTCTGGTCCGTACCATAATCTAAATTCATTTGTAAGTAAATTTAACCTCCAAAAATCAAAACCCGCACTTGCCCCTTTTGAAATAAAATTTACTTGTTCCATTTCAGTTCTTTGTTGCATTTTTTCAGCATTCTTACAATATAACTCCGCATTGTTAAATAATGTAGAATTAAAAATTGCACCAGTAAAAGTCAATCCATAAGTTGATTGTATTAAATCTAGTATTACTTTTAGTTTAATACTAGGAAACAAATCATTCCATTTTATAGCCCCACTATTTAATGTAACATCGTTTGGATCGCCAGTAAGATATTCATATTTATGGTCTTGACTTATAAGTGGAAAATTTACTGGGTATAAATTATATCCTATTGTATTTGTAATTATTGAATATATAACTGGTGCTACATAAAATTCGTTGTAAGCATTATACCCTTTTAACGTATTTAGTTTGTCATCTTTGAACCTATCACTTAATTGTCCAATCCCACCAGTAAAGTTTATTGAGTAACTATTAACTTGCCCCTTTTTAATATTGGCTTTTTGCATCGTAAATGTTCCAAACTTAAATGGTATTGTATCAATTTCAATATAGCCGTTATATTTTCTCCTATGATCAAATGCAGTTCCTTCTATTAAATTAATTGAAGTATCATTAGCTGGATCACTTTCACCCATAGCACTATCATACCAATCTTTGAAAATAGTGTTATTGTGTGTTGAAGCTGGAATAGTAAACGATTTTGTAAAATCTGCAAACAATTTACCAATATCATTAAAGTTAGTAATTGTTGAATTAATAGTGATTTGTTCATCTGTAAACAATTCTATTCGCTCATACTTAACCCCAGCTACACCAGTACCAATTAATGTTTCATCTGCCGTATGCGTTGTATCATCTGCCGTTACTAATGTCGTATCTGCCGTAAATAAAATATCTGGTTGAGTATATTCAACTTCTATGTATATTGATGTGGTTATCATACTACGTTGTTCACTAGGTTAAATGCATATTCAAACTCAATCTGGTAGTTTATATTTTTATCATTCAAGTAATTTTTTAGCGGTGTGCTTTGACCTACAATTCTAACTGGATTATTTTCCAAAAGTATAGTTTGACTTAAAAATAATTCCTCAATTAGTTCATCGTAATTTTCATCAACCCAGCCAGTATTACATTTGATTTTTTGCATACCATTTAGATTCATTCTTTTATATTGACCTTTGAAGATATTATAATCTACATCACTTGGCATTAAACTATAATCCGTACCCTTTGCATTAATTGTAGTTGTAGAATTTTTAAAGAATGTTAAAAATGTCCAACCCCCTAATTTATTCACGAATGCACAAACTAGTGGATCGTATTTTGGCTCACATATATTTTGCGAATTAAATACTGCATATATTTCAGTTGTTACTACATTATAAATCGTTAGTTTACATTTTCCCCAATTAAATGGTGTAGTGTTATCTACTATTGGAACTTTGATATTATAAACCCTACTTGGCATAGTTGAAGTAGTTATGTCCAAATATCTAGGGCTTCCAGTTGGTGCTTCATATTTAGCCCGAATGTCCGAGCCAGTATGATCAACTAAATAATTTATGTATGGAATAGCTTTGTCTAGATTATAATAAATTACCCATTTGTCGGTTGTTAGTATTTGTTGAAAATTTGTATTCATATCATTTGAGCCATCTACATATCTTGTATAACCATCCACACCTATTGCTTCAAATGTATCTAGTAGTTCTAATCCCTCACCATAATTTACATATTTTTCCACTACTACATATGCCCACATTGGATAAAATTCATTACTTGGATAGACGCTAATTGCTGGGAAT